TAAATTGGATAACCTAAACCATCCCTAAGAGGTTGGAATATGTTCTTAGCTATATCTTTTAAGCTGTTTAAATGCTCATCAGTAGGCTCATTTGATATTTGCAACCGTTTAGCCGTTTGGCTTACTAAAACCTCAGCAAGACTTAAATTCATTGATAACTTCATAATATCTCTTTTGCTTCTGCTAACAAAGTTTCAAAATTCTCATTAGGCAAATGACCCGTAAGAGTAAAATTTTCTCTTCCTGTTTCCTCATCACTTATTAAGGTAGAATATAATTCTACATTTGCACCTGTTGTTTGGTTGTCAATTACCTTAATAATTGACACAAAACTTTGGTCAGTTTTCTTAACTATAAATTTAAAATATTCCATAATACTATACTTGTATTCCTGATGTAATAATAAACCCTTTACTTACTAGACTTGCTCTTGCTGTTGCTCCTGCTGATGTGTAATTAATTGAACCGAAACCAATATTTACATTAACCATATTTGCAAACACCAAATCTTGGTCTAACTTAATATATAAGTTATCCATGTAATTGGTGTTGTATTCAGCACCTTTAAGAATCATAAAATTACTCATATTGGTAACTGAAATAAATGACCATGAAGAAATATCTTGATTAAATGAAGTTGACCCCCAAAACATTTGAACCATACTCTCAACTTTTGAAGTATCAAAATTTAAACTCTGATTAAAAGATATAGCATCTCTAAACATTTGAACCATGGAGGTTACATTTGATGTGTCAAAATTTAAAGGTTGATTAAAATTAGAAGATGAAAGAAACATATTCGACATATCATTAGCCGATGAGGTATCAAGTAAAAGCTGTGAATTAAAATTAGTGCAATTATTAAGAAATAAACTAAAATTAGTAGATAATGGCGTATTCAAATTTATGTTTTGATTATAATTAACACAATTAGCGAAAAAACCGCTTACACTTGTAGCACTAGCTAAATTAATAGATACTGTTGAATTAAAGTTTGTAGCATCCCTCAAAAAATCTTGTGCTAAAATAGAACTTGAAGCATCAAAAGTTAAATCTTGATTGAACAAATCACACCCTCTAAACATACTATTAATACCTGTTGCGTTTTGTGCTTGAATTAAGTTAATTGATGAATTGTAGACCAAAGATGAACAGTCTCGAAATAGACTACCTATTGAACCGCTATTGATAGAAATAACTTTTGTTTCTGTTATATCAAGATTATCGCAACCATGAAAAGAAGAAACACTATAAGATGATCCACCATATTTAGATATTTCTAAAATCTTATCTTTATCTCCTCCATTAACAAAAGCAAAATCTGTAACCTCTCCGCTTATTTTTATCGTGTATTGGTTAGCCGTTAAATATTCGTGTGAATTGGTGTTAGTTGTTACTGTTCCATCTCCCCAATCAACCCTGTAATTAGTTGGAGTTGGTAAAGTGATCGTTTCGTTTGCCGTTGTTGTTTGCCATAGGGAAATAAACACATTACCAAACACCTCAACACTACCCAAATACGCTTTATTAATATTATTACCTAAAGCGTTTATTTCTGTATTACCAAGTCTAAGCATCAGTAATCAAATAAAATGTAGTAGCTACTGGTGTTCCTTCATCGTATTCAGACTGTGTAAGGCTTACAATATTCCCTACGACATCGCTTCCTGTTGGCTCTCCTGCTATTACTGAATTTGGTTTGTTGTCTATTTCTATTTGTTGGGCTAGATTTTCATTTTGTAATATTACTACCTCGCCTTGAATAGTAACAATTGCACCGTTAACCGTAAAACCGCTGCCAGTACTAGTCTCTAGGTTTTCACCAGTTAATACAACACCACCGACACCCTCTAAACTTTGAGAATTAACCGTTTTTAAAGGTCTTTTAGATTGTATTGTACCCGTTGTTTCGTCTCCTGTATTCGTTCCATCAGTATTGTCTGACTGAGTTTTCATTGCAATCAAATCTTGCTCAGTCAATTGTGACTTTGTTACCTGCTGCTGACCATTAATGGGATTGCCATTCTTGTAATAAATTTCATTTGCCATAATATATGTATTATTTTGTTATTAATTCATTTTCTCCATCATTCAATGTATTTAGTGACGAATCAACCAATATATTGAATATGTAATTATCTTCTTCTATATATGCGTCAATATTCAATGCAACGGGTGCTTCAGGATTAACGTCTACATCATTTGCATCAACCCAATCTCTATAGATATATGAGTTTGTATTCCATACCTTAACCCAATAATTAAGTTCATATACTTGATTATTATCGAATGTTTCAGGCATTACATCAAATCCCTTCATTACAGAAGCCATGTCCACAGTACTCCATTTTAAATCTAACATCTCCCTATCTGCTAATTGAGGTAAGTCGAATATATCTAGTGGATTTTCATGAATTAATTCTGATGTAACTACGTGTAATCTAAGTCTCATCTCAGTCACATATACGTTATTTGGTCTTGGTATATTTCTTATTTCCTCTGGCTTTAAAAATATAGCTGGGAATATGATTAGTTGACCTATGTTTTCAAACCCCTTGATTTGTTGCATTTGCCCTCTATTCAAATCCACAGTCTTAAATACTTTTTCACCACGACTATTTGTGACAGCCTTTAGCTTATCGGTTATTTCTTGAAGTACTCCTTTTATTGTTGACATATTATCTACCTATCGTATAATTAATTCCAAAAGATCTAGCTAATCGAGCACCAAAAACCTTCTTTAATTTTCTATTAAGTTTAGTTGACTTACCAAGAAATTTTCTTGCAGGAACTTTTTTTCCAGTTAACTCACTAACGAATCCTGTATTAGTTGGATATGCATAGTCCCTACCCTTCTTACTTAAAGCTTTGTACCAAACACTTCCAACTTGATACCCACCTTGCGTACCTATGGCAGATTTTCTATCTCTCCTAAGCTTACCTGTTTTACCCTTAAGTATCTTACTATGTCCTTTCCTCCTTATTGTGTCTGGTGTATTGGGAACCCAAGGCTCATTTGTTTCGTCTGTAAATCCTTGATTGTCAAAATTCTCATCAAAGAACTCTTCCGCAACTAATGTGGCATCTTCCAAAGCCCTCGTCACCTCACCCTTGAATGAGCGAGACAACGAAGATACTTGATTCATAAATTGCTTTGGTGTAAATGTAGCCATTACTTATTTGTCTTTGAAATAACTCTTCTAATCTTTGTTGCATCATCTTGAGTCAATCCTTCATAATAAGGATGGTATTTTGAAAACACAGCTCCTGACTCCCCAACATTTGTTCTGAATTCTTTTGGAACATCATCTGCAGGAGGTAGGCTTCTAGACTTAGTTAGAAGTTGACCATTAGTTGAACCTATATCAAATAAAGAACATCTACATCCATATTCCCAAGGTGGAGTAAAGTTTGTTTTAGCCCAATCAGACTTTCTAAGCTTAATCCCCTCAAGTGCATAATGGGTGTCTCTAACATTCGCATCACCTTGAGTTTTATACTGAAAGATTGATTCATAATTAGAATCTTCTCTCCATCCTTTTGCAAAATTATATCCAACTTGCATTGCATTACCTTCTACCTCATGCCAAGTTTTATTAAATAATATATTTGCTTTATTTGCTTCTTCAACAAATAGTCCATATCCCATTCCATTAACTCTATATTTGGCAGCTAAATCAGAAATTATTTTTAACAACTGATATTGCTTACTTGCAGAAAATGATGCAAAGAATCCAGATACAGCATTCTTATATCCCTCAGAACTTGAGTCTTGAGATAGTGCTTCAAGAGAGTATCCATATTCTTCAGTAAATATCTGAGAAAGTATCGAATATTGAACCGCAGTCATCTCCTCATAAGCATCTTCAACAGCAGTACTGTCTCCAGCATATATTCTTGGTAAGAACGAATTAAGTATAGATGAAAATTTTTCTATATCATCTGTTAATGCTGCTACAATATCTATTTCGTGCGTATGATAGCTTCCATACATACTTACTATATTGTTGACTATATTTACGCTTGAAAGTTCGTTAGAGTCCAATTTACGCAAAGACTTATCCATGTAAGATGCATTGTCATCAAAATCACACCCTGCTACCGTATCAAAGAAATTTATTTCAGCAAGAACAGAGTCTTGTGCTTTTTGAGCATCCTTCTTATCCTTAGCCGCTTGTTCAGGGTCTTTAGATATTTGTTCATCTGGATTACCTCTCTCCTTAACAGTTTCTTCTCCATATGTAAGAAGTTGGTCATTTGATTCTTCCAATATTTGTCTTCCAACAGTTACTCCAAACGTAGACTCTATTTCTTCAGCACTAATCTCATAAGAACCAAGTAAAACTTGGAATAAGTCTTTCTTAGATTCTGGAGACATCTCAAGAACATTTGAATACTCAAACGTAGATCCTTCAGGAATATCCATCCCCTTCTCTTGAAGTCTCCAAATCAAATCTTCATTAACATTATTCTGAACAAATTCTCTGATAGCCTCTACTCTATCAACCATTACTCTATATTGAATTTCAGCAGAACCTGCGTAAGCTTGACTCTCAGTTGTTGCTGATTGACCAAGAATAAGCATTGTAAGCTCATCATTAGTTAATCTAACTAATTCAGTATAGATTTTGTTGGTATCATTTGAAATCTGATTAAGGAATGTGATATCGTCCTCCAATCCTGTAACAATAACTCTTGTATCTCTTGCTTCAGCTATTTCATTTGCCAAATACTTCTTCTCTTCGTATGAATCATCAGTTGTCTTACCAACTATCATTGGAGTACCATAAGTCTCCGCATACTGAGTGTGTGAGCTTAAAGCGAACCTCTTAGACATTACTA